GTCGCCAACCTGACCACGTCATTTGTGCGCGGCCAGTTAAACATCTCGGGCGTCGATATCACTGATGGTGGCACCGCCGCCGCCGCCAGTGAGCTGATGACTTGGATCCGTCAGAACAAGCTCAAGGTCGAACTCGAGCGCGAATCCGAGCTGTTGGCTCAGTACACGCAGCAGTACGGCTGGAGCGTGGCCCACGTTGCCTGGGATCAGAAGACCGGCACCCGCATCCAGAAGATCACGATGCAGCAGGTCATGCAGATCTCGCAGCAGGCCGGCGCCCAGAATCCCAACAGCATCATCGCGCAGCTTCCTGCGCTAATCGCGAATCCCGAAGCCGAGCAGCAGGCCGCAGATATCGTCACGACCTTCCTGCCCGATCTCACCATCCGCGATGCGAAGAAATTTGTGAAGGAATTGCGCGAGACCGGCACCGGCGAGTACGAGGAAGAGTACATCCAAAAGAATCTGCCATCGATCACCGCGCTCAAGCCGTTCGACGAGGTCGCGTTCCCACCCGAGACCATCGATCTGCAACGCGCCCGCGTGATCTTTCGCCGTGAGTACTTCACTGAGGTCGAGCTGAAGGCGATGGAGAAGAACGCCGGCTGGGATGGCGAGTTCTGCGAGAAGGCCGCAATCACCCAAGGTCGCCAGAGCTGGTACAACAATCCCAATCTTGTCACCACGGCGCTCAACGTCACCGGCACGGTGCGCAACGATCACTTGATCGAGGTTGTGCATGCGTACACCCGCCAACTGAGCGACAACGGCTCGCCGGCTATCTACTACACCGTGTTCTGTCCCGAGCTAGGTCAGGACATGTACGGCAAGCATGAGTTGCTCGACTACGCACACGGTGAGTATCCGTTCATCGAATACCGCCGCGAGCGCCTGCGCCGGGCGATCTGCGACTCCCGCGGCATCCCAGAGCTGTCCATGACCGACCAGGACGAGATCAAGGCGCAGCATGACTCGATGCGTGACCGTACCGCGTTTACCACGCTGCCTCCGATCCGCGTCAAGAAACGTATCGGCATGATCAACAAGATCGGCCCCGGCGTACAGCTTCCTGTCACGCAGGCCGACGACTACCAGTTCATGGATCCACCACGCTCGCCAATTTCTGAGGCGATGTCGGTAATCAACCAGGTCGAGTCACGTCACGCCAACTACTTTGGCCTACTCCACCCGAGCGTGCCGCCGGCCAAGCAGCAGGTGATCGTGCAGAAGGAGATCAACAACTGGTTTGGCGTCTGGAGTAAGATCTTCAGCCAGACCTTCCAGCTCTGCCTGCAGTACATGCCGGCCGAGGAGATCCAGCGCGTGATCAACATGCCGCTGCCACAGAACATCAGCGAGATCGCCGGCCAGTTCGACTTCATCTTGAAGTACGACGTGCGCGACATGGACAACGAGTATGTGATGAAAAAATTGCAGGCCATCTCGCAGTTTGTCGTGCCACTCGATGCCGGCGGCGTCATTGATCGCAACCAACTGATCCAAGAAATTATGATGGCCATCTCGCCTGACGCGGCTCGCACCATGATCACCGACCAGAAGGGCGCCTCGCAGAAGATGTTTAAGGACGTGCAGAACGATATCGGCATGATGATGCTCGGTAACGAGGCGCTGTACGTCGAGAACGATCCCGCTGCGGCCTCCAAGCTGCAGTACACGCAGCAGGTGCTGCAGAGTAATCCAAAGGCCCAACAAGCCTCCAAGACTGACCAGCAATTCCAACAACTGCTGCAGAAGTACATGAAGAACCTCCAATTCTCCATGCAACAGCAGCAGAATAAACAGATCGGCAAGATCGGCGTCACGCCAGGCAACACGCCGCCCGCTCCTCAACAATAATGAAACCAGACCAATTAGAATCCTTCGCGTTTGATGGTGAGAACAAGCTCTGGAATGCAATCTTGGCCCACGCCAGCGACTGCATCCAGGACGAGGTAGAGACCGCCATCAATCGCGAGACCCAGGGCGAATATCGCATCCACGCCGCCGGCCGGGCCGAGGCTCTAAACGACTTTCTAATCTCGCTGCACCAACTGCGCGACGAGGCCAGGAAGCGTTACGGAGCTGGATGATCAGCGTTAAAGGTGGGTAGACCTTACCTTTCCTGACTGTTTTATAGACTGAGAGAAGCCCTTGGTGTCTGATCCGCGCCAAGGGCTTTCTGCGTTGCGCCACTGAGCAACGCTGCACGACCTCTTGGACGGTCACAAAACACCATGCCCGACAGCACAACGACAGTAGAGAGCGCACCCTCGGACAACGGAACGAGCGCGGACAAACCTCTCAACACCTCCGTGGCAGATAAGCTCGGTAAAATCAGCGAGGAGAGGCTAAGTGCCCTGCTTCGTCGATCAATGTCGGACGAGCCGGCACAGGCACCAGCACCTGACAACAAAGCGGAAACAACGTCAGAGGAAACCCCGGCAGATGCCGAGGCGACCGACGACACAACCACTCTACAGGAAACTGTGGAAGACACTTCTAAGGAAGCAGACGTACAGACTGAAGCTCCGGTTGAAGAGGGACTGCCCAAGGGCGCCCAAAAGCGAATCGACAAGCTGACCGCTCTCCGCAAGGAAGCCGAAGCAAAGGCGACGCAGTTGGAAGCTCAGATTGCGGATCTCACGCTAAAGCTAAACACTCGGCCGGCCACAGAGGACGCGCCAGTCAAAGCTACGGCGGACAACCCTTACCTGAATCTACAGAGTCAGGCCGAGGTCGATAGCGCATTCGCGGAAGCGCGTAGGGTTCGTCGCTGGTGCGAAGAAAATGCTGACGGTGCCACCGTAAAAGATAAGGTGGGCAAAGAAACCGAATACTCAGCCGAAGATGTTCGACGCATTAAGCTCAACGCACTCGACGCTCTAGAGGAACATCTGCCCAAGCAGCTTCAGTATGTAAATACTCGCTCGCAGATCGATCCTATGGCAGAATCCGAATACCAGTGGTGGAAGGATCGCACGACTCGGGAATATGCAATTGCGCAGAACATGCTCAAGGCATTCCCCGAGATCCGTAAGTTCCCAGACTACAAGATGGTGATCGGTGACTACATCCGCGGGGCGGCTGAACGCGAAAGCAATTACGCTAAACAAAAGACTGCGGCTACAAAGACCGTGGTTAAGAAAGCGCCAGTTCAACCTACTCGATCAAGCTCCGCTCCAGCGACGGTCACGGCAAAAGAACGTGACACTAAAAACGCTGAAGCAAAATTCAGAAAATCTGCCAACTCCAGCAACCTAAAAGATTTGCTCCTCCAGCAGTTTCTATAAAAACTAGGAAATACTCACATGGCTCAACTATACGAACGCTCACAAGTTGGTAAACGCGAAGATCTCGCTGACTATATCTCGCTCGTCGATGCGAAGGACACCCCCTTCGTCGCGATGGCTCCAAAAGGCTCCAAGCCCGGCAACACCCTCCTGCAATGGCAGGCCGACAACATGCCAGCCACCGCCACCACTGGCACCGTGGACGGCACTGATGTTACCTCCGGTGATTATCAAAATCTTAACTCGGGTCGCGCAATTCTGTCCAACTATGTTCAGATTTTCCGTCGTCCCGTGCGCGTGTCTCCTCTCTCCGTCGATGTCTCTATCGTCGCCGGTCTGAAGGACGAACTCGCTGGCATGGTTGCCAAGGGCATCACGCTGATGAAGCGCGATATGGAAGCTACCTTCCTCTCGGCTAACGATGGCCAGGCTGATAACGGCACCGTGCCTTATTTGACCAAGGCGATGGGCGTCTGGATCAGCACGACCGGTGGCTCTGTGCCAGCGGTTGCCTCTGCGTTCCGCACTCCTGCCGCCAGCATCGTTGGTGGCTCCGCTGCATCCACGACCCTTGACGAGTCGATGGTGCAGGGTCTGCTCACCAGCATCTACGGTCAGACCGGCACGTTCCGCGACTACGACGGCATCGTCGGCACCAGCGTCAAACGCGCCTTCACGAACCTGCTCTTCACGACCAGCCAGAACGCCAACACGAACACCGCTTCCTCGATCCGCACGTTTAATCGTGAGGCCGATGCCGAGACCTTCCTCTCGAGCGTTGATGTGTTCGAGGGCGATTTCGGTCGCATCCGTCTCCATCCTGATGCGTTCGTGCCCGCGGCCTACAAAGGCTACGTCATCCCAATGGATCTCTGCGAAATCCGCTACTCCAGCCTCCCAGAAGTCAAGGATCTCCCTGACTACGGCGGTGGCCCAGCCCGCTTGATCGAGGCCGTCGCCGGTCTCGTCGTCAAGAACCCGCTCGCGTTCGGCAAGTTCGACTTCTCGAGCTAATCATGGTTGCTGTCCCCGACGATCTCTATAAGCCACTGCTGGACGAGTTTCGTCGGGGCTGGCACAAGGAAAAGGTTCTGGGAATGATCGAGGCCAAAAAAGCCTCGGCCATTAACCAGAACTATCACCGAGGCGTAGATGGCATAGGCCGTCTACGCGCTCGGATTCCTGCCTCCTCCTTTCACTTTTGGGGCCAAAAACTTGGCTACGACTGCTGGAAAAGTGATGCATTCATCAAAGAATTTCTGAGGGATAACCCTGGTTTAGAAACAAAGGGCGGTGCTACCAAGCTGCAGGTTGGCTACGGTAAGTCTACTAGCGACGGCAGTAAGATTGGCATCCTCGATCAATTTGGAAGAAGCATCTCATGCGCACAATAGATCTCAGCACTGTTTTCTATCGCTATCTTCAGCTTGCGGGTCTTGACCGCTCGAGCATCACCGCGCAGATGTTCGCACAATTTCGTGACTTTGCGAATGGCCGTCTCGACGGCGTCTGGAAGAGCGATGTCTGGCCCGATCTCATTCGCGTAACCACAACGCCAGGCGATCCCGTTACTACTGATGCCGAGGGCATCCGCACGGTAACTCTAGCCAGTGACGTTGGCGAGGTCTTGAATGTCTACAACGCAGATCCGCGGCTCACCACTCGAGCGCATCTCGTTAAATACTTTCTGTACGAGGACGGCACCAACAGCTTCGTCAATCTAATGGAGAATGTAACTCCGGTCTGGATTGAGTACCGCATCGGTAACCCAGAACTGTTTGGTGATGCCTGGAGCGCAAGCGTGGCCTACTCTGTTGGCGCCCAGGCTTACTTTGATCCAAGTACCAACACGGGATCGTTTACTCCCGGCGCCGGCAAGCAGCCCAAAGGCAATCTCTACAACTGCATCGTCGCCACGACGGCCAATCAGTCTCCGACCAGCAATGCGTCGAACTGGCAGAAGGTCGAGATCCCCTATTTTCTTGGTGACTATGTGGCGCGTGCCGCACTGTCTGATTACCTACGAGCTGAAGGCCAATATGATCAGGCTCAGATGGCTGAGAATGACGCTGAACAGACTCGTCAAAAAGAAGTCGAACGCATTCTACTGAGCGAAGGCCAAGTTCGCAGAATGAATTTCTTCAATTACTAATACCACCATGCAACTCACAAAAGCTGTTAACCTTTATCCAAAACCACACGTCGGTCAAACGCTGCAAGAAATTGCAGTGGCTACCAGCGTCGTTCAACTTACCGCGTTCAATCTTCAGACCCACTACGTCTTGCTCGAGGTCAAGACCGCGAGCGTCTACGTCACGTTTGACAATAGCACTCCAAGCGCCACCAACGGACATGTGCTCGCCTCCGGCTACCGCGAAATGGTCAGCCGGCAGACCGCTCAGGCCGCTAAATTTCTACAGAACAGCGGCGCCGCTCGCGTTGTCGCTTCTCCGTTTACGGACTAATCGATGCGTGCGCTGTTAAATCGGCTGCGCAAAGTTCACCAACTGTTGGCCTACCTCAATCTTGAGGACGTCAACAGGCAAATCCTCTTGGAAGACGGCGGGCGAATCATCGTTGAATGAGTGTTGATAAAAAAATCTCGCAGCTACCTGTAGCCACAACCGTAAACAATACGGACTACACCGTCATGGTTGATGGCAACACCTCGACCAACAAGAGGGCCACGGTCGCGCAAATTCTTGCGGCATCTGGCGGCGGCACGGTCACCTCGGTCTCGGTGAGCGGAGCCAATGGCATCACTAGTAGTGGTTCTCCCGTTACATCAACCGGAACAATTGCGCTAGGTCTTGGCGCAATTACGCCGACCAGTGTGGTCGCCTCTGGTAGTGTCACCGGGAGTAACCTGAGCGGCACCAATACTGGCGACCAAGTAATCAGCCTGACCTCTGACGTGACCGGCAGCGGCACAGGCTCATTTGCCGCCACAATTGCAGCCGGCGTAGTGAGCAACGCAAAGCTAACCGACATGACTGGCCCAACGGTCAAGGGTCGCTCGAGTGGCACCGGCGCCCCAACCGATCTGAGCATGGCGTCGGTCAATGCTATGCTGCCGGTGTTCGTTGGCGACTCAGGATCTGGCGGCACGCAGGGTCTGGTACTGGCGCCAACGTCAGGATCTGCTGCGGCCAAGAAATTTCTTCGCGCAGACGCTACATGGGTCGCGCCTGATGCGAACGATCTTCTGCCAAGCCAAGCCGGCAATTCTGGCAAAGTGCTTTCGACCAACGGATCGACCACGTCATGGGCTGCGGCTGGCGTGGGATCTGTGACCAGTGTATCGGTCACAACCGCCAATGGCGTGAGCGGATCCGTCGCCACATCGACCACGACGCCGGCCATCAGCCTGACGCTCGGCGCCATCACTCCGTCGTCCGTCGCCGCAACCGGCACAATAACCGGCACGAATCTCTCAGGAAGTAACACCGGCGACCAGACGACCATTACGGGGAATGCTGGGAGCGCGACCATTCTTCAGACGGCACGCGCCATCAACGGCGTAAATTTTGACGGCTCCGCAGCGATTACGGTCACCGCGGCGGGATCTACGCTGTCAGACACGGTGCCGATTGCAAAGGGCGGCACGGGTCAGATCACGGCGCAGGCGGCGATCAATGCCCTGCTGCCAAGTCAAGCTGGTGCAAGCGGCAAGAATCTGCAAAGCGACGGCACCAACGTCAGCTTCGTGGCCGACGCCGGCGGCACGGTGACATCTGTTGCGGCCACCGCCGGCACGGGAATTAGCGTGTCGGGTAGTCCTATTACTACCAGCGGCACGCTCACAATCACGAATACCGCGCCTGATCAGATTGTGGCCCTCACAGGCGGCACAGGTATTACCACGAGCGGCACCTACCCCAACTTCACCGTCATCAACTCGGCGCCAGATCAGACTGTCGCTCTCACGGCCAGTACAGGCATCACCACCAGCGGGACGTATCCAAATTTCACCATCGCAAATTCGGCACCCGATCAGACCGTGGCCATTTCTGCCGGCACGGGTATATCTGTTAGCGGCACCTATCCTAGCTTTACGGTTACAAATAGCTCTCCATCGTCTGGCGGCACGGTCACCAGCGTGGCCGCAACGGTGCCAAGCGTTTTGTCAGTTTCTGGTAGTCCAATTACAGGTGCCGGCACGCTGGCGATTACCTACAGCGGCACGGCGCTACCAGTAGTCAATGGTGGCACCGGTGTGACGACATCGACCGGCACCACTAATGTGGTGCTGTCAGGTTCTCCTACAATTACGACTCCGGTCATCGCGCAAATTAACGATGCGAATGGTAACGAGACTTTGAAACTTGCCTCTGTTGCAAGTGCGGTGAACGAGATTTCAATTGAGAATGGATCTACAGGCAATCCCGTTCATATTCGCGCAACAGGTAGCGATGCGTCTGTTGGATTGCACTTGGTCGCCAAGGGCGCAAGCGGTTACGTTAATGTGACTGATGGCGTGGACGAAACCAAGCGGCTCATGTTTAATGCTAGTGGCGGCACGACGAGTACACGCACGATGTTGTCGAGCACGCAGACCGTTGACCGCACGATCTCGCTGCCAGATGCGACGGATACGCTCGTTGGTAAGGCCACGACGGATACGTTAACAAATAAAACACTTACAAGTCCAACGCTGACCTTGGCCGGCGTGGGTATCGCCACCTCGGCAAGCACCAATCTAAACATTTTAGGTTCGACAACGACCGTGTCTAGTCTGCGTATTATTCCGGGAGTAGCGCCTACATCACCCGTCAACGGGGACGTTTGGTCAACGTCTGCGGGGGCATTTATTAGAATCAACAACACGACTTATCAATTTGGGTCACTCCCATAACCACCACTCACATGGCACAAATTCAAAAAGGCACAACCTACATTACGGGCGATCAGGTAACGGCGGCTAATCTCAACGCACTGGCCGACTCAGCAATCTTGCTGCCTGGCGCCATCACCGATCAGACCGCGAAGACTGTACCGCTCGCCGCGGACACCGTACTGATCCATAGCGCCGCGGACACCGCACTGCGCAAATCGACGCTGACGCAGTTGTTCGCAAATGCGACTGGCATTCCGCTTACCACGGGCGTCACGGGTATACTTCCATCATCGAACGGCGGCACCGGAAACGGCTTTGCGAAGTTCAGCGGCCCAGCTAGCAGCGAGAAAACCTTTACGCTGCCCAACGCATCCTCGACGTTGCTTTATGACGGCGGCGCACTCGGCACACCAGCCAGCGGTACGGTGACCAATCTAACAGGCACGGCGTCGATAAACATCAACGGTACGGTGGGCGCGGGTACAGCCAATACAGGCGCGTTTACGACGATTACTGGTAGCGGTCTTACCATCACCAATAACACGACTAATTTAGGTCGTATTCGTGTCAGTAGCACAGCAACAACGGCAGGCAATTATCGCGGCTTT